TCCTTATGCTGCGACTTTGCCGATGGCGATGCCATCGAAGTTTGTCACGTCACCGCCAACACGCTGCGTCGTGTAGTAGGTCACGAAGCCTTTGTTGGTGTATGGGTCACGCAGGACTTGCAGGCCGACGCGGTCACAGATTGTGTAAGCCACCGAGAAATCAGCATACACAACCGACAGGGCGTTTGCAGCAACAGCAGGCATGTCATCCATGAAGATGACCGGCTTGCCGAGCAACTGCATCGTTGCCTGACCGTTTGCCAGCAGGACCGGGCTGAAGAAGTAGTTATCAGCGCCTTTGAGTTGGAGCGCTGCACCGAAAGTGGTGCGCTTCATGCCCCAGGCTGCGCCTGGCTGATAGCCTTCCTTCAAAGCGTTCTGCACTTCGATCAGGCCATCGGCGTTCAGCGCAGATGCCGAACCCATGTTGACCTGATTGATCTTGCCACGCTCGTAGGTGCCGCTGACTGCCTGTGCCGGATAGGTCAGGAAGCCGCGAGGCTGGTTGACGCCAGTGCCGTTGACGAATGCGCTGTTCTGGGTGCGAGCAAACTTGTCGGCCACTTTGCCTGACAGCCATGCTTCCACATCCAGATAAGCGTCTTCGATCATTTCGGTGGTCATGCGCGGATCGGCTTCGATCTTGTGCGCAGCAATCACCTTCTGGCCCAATTCCGGCGTGTTTGTCTCGCCACCCGATGCGCCTTCACCGACCCAGCGTGCTGCTGCCTCGTTGTCGTCAATCAGAATGTCAACGGATTTTGCGGAGGTGCGCTCAACGTTGGCAAGCTGACGCAGCGGAGACGTTTCGAAGATACGCGAAACGATGGTCTGCGACAGTTCCGGGCGAACCAGATAGCCGCCATCAGGGTTCACATCGGTTGACATGGCTTTGATTTCCACGCCTTCCGAACCGGCCTTGAAGCCAGCGGGGAGGGTGCCATAGGCCATGTATTCGCGCAGCGCGTCACGGTGCTTGGCTTCGACTTCGGCATCATCTGCCTTGCCTTCGCCACCGGGCCGGGACATTGCCGCTTCCAGCTTTGCCTGCTTGGCCTGCATCTCCGCCATCTTGGCAGTGATGTCGTCAGCCATGCGCTGATGTTTTTCTTCGGTCACAACGTCCGCCGGGGCGCTGGCCTTCATTTCATCGATTTCCTGACGGAGTTCGACAAGGGTCGGGTTGATCTTCTCAACCAGCCCTTTGATTTCTGCAAAGTCAGACATTCTGTCCTCCTATGTTTTGCAGGGTTTCGTTCAAGAGGGCTTTGAGTTCGTCAACCTCGCGCTGATCGTCCTCTGGGATGGTGACGTCTGCCTCACGCAGAACATCCCCACGCCGTTTCCACGCCGCGCCCGCCATCGCCTTGGCCTCGGTGCGGGTGAAACCCATGTGCCGGAAAGCGGTTTCAATGTCCCGCACATCGGCATTTTTAATATTAGTGACCAGCGCTGCCGTGTTGGCTGGCATCGTCACTAGTGAAGTCTCGTATAGGTCCACGCTTTTTAGGCGGCGATTGTTGCCGTCCATGTCATAGTCCTTGGTCACGTAGCCAATGGACAGCCCATCAATTGCCCCAGCCTTGACCAGTTCATATGCGTCACGGCCCTTGGTGGACTTCACTGCGATGCGGCCTTTCATATAGAGGCCGCGTGCGTCTTCCTTGTATTCGTCCCAGACGCCAATCGGCTCTTCCATGCGGTGCTGATAGAGCATTTTGGGCTTGCGCATACCCAGCGTTTCACGAAATGCGCCCGGCTCAATCACGTCACCGTAGCTGTCCACGTTTCCGAAAACTGCGCCGTAACCTTCAATCTGGCCTTCTTCGCCAATGGCTTTGACATCAAGTGTCAGGCTTTTCTGTTCCACGGGCCGCTCCGATCTCTGGTCCCATTTAGATATGCAAACGGCAAAGCGCTGATCTGCATCAGGAAAGTCCGCGACTGCCTCGGCATCACCCATGCAGCGGTCAAGCCATTCGGTCTTGTCTTCGCCTGATCTTGGCTCTGGCATCATGCCTCACTTTGCAAAGTTTCCGCAAAGTATAGCACCGATTTGCAAAGTTGAAAAGGTCAGCGATCAGACCGGCGAAATGTAACGCTGCAACGGCAGTTGATGACGTTGCCAGCAGTGCCGGCCGGATCGCCGGGATACATAATCGGCTCGCGCGTGCCAAAGATTGTCGGCACCATAAATGGCTGCTCCATTGCCACGGTCTGCCCATCAATCACGCGGTGGTCATAATCATCATCTTCGGCAAACGTGCGGGTGCGGCTATCTTCTACGCTGTTCCAGATTTTGACCAGCGGGCGGGTTGATTGCATCGCAGTTCGCATCTGGCCGTATTGGCTGGAGCCATGCGTTTCGGTGCGAGAAATGACGCGGGAACGATAGCGACTAAACTCTGGCACGGCCTGTCGCAATGCCTTGGCAATTTCCTCGACACCCAGCCCCTCCCGCTGTCCTTCGCGGATGACTTCCATGATTTGACGGCGGGTCGTTTCCAGAATTTGCTGCACCTTCTGAGCGCCGAAACTCTCGATATATTCGTCGATGAACTGCTGGAACAGATCGTCTTCCTCCTGCTTGGTTTGCAGGTGCGGGAAACAATCTTTCATGCCATCAATCATCGGCTGACCGGCCATCCGCATGGATGTTTCGTAAGTCTTGCGCAGCATTTCCAAGACACGCTCACGGCCATCTGATGGAATCGCTGCAATGTCGTCAGCTTCGTACTGGTCAACAATGTCACGCATGATGCTGCTCAATGTCCGCTCAATCAGCGGGCGCGTGGCATCTTCCATTTCGTCAAGGTCAGTAGCCATAGGCTATTTTGCGCAGCAACTCGGCACCGACGCTTTTCTTGGTGGACATAGGGTGGCCTTCCGGCAGCAGATCTGTGTCATGCTTGCCGCTGCGGAACTTGCCGTTGCGCAGGGCATAGAGGAACGAATTGACGCGGGCATATGCCCACTGGTCCGCGCTGGTGACGTTTGGCCGCACGCTTTCAGGATTGGTTTCATATGCGCCGACGCCTCGCTTGAACACGGCAATCAGCGTGCGCAGATTGGTGCGCTTGCTGGCGGTGTCGCCCACATCTTCGTTGTGATCTTCGACTTTGCCCTGCAAGCCCTTGCGAACCGCATCGCTGACATCATCTGCTTTGCTCTCGCGCTCCAGTTCATTGTATCGCGCCCTGTACCAATCGCGGCCAGCAGCGCCGCCCCAGAGCATGGCCGATGCGTAAGCCGGGCTGTCCTTTGGCTGGTCTAGGAAGCGGTTGTTGCGCCCCCACCAGCGGTTGGCCTTGCGCACCCATTCCTCTGACACGCTGCCGCCGCCGACAATCTTGGTCGCCATGCGGATGGTAGCGGCTTCTATGCCGTCGCCAGTCAGCCCCTCGGCATGCATCTCCAGGCCGCGCCGGTAGTTGCTGACCATCTGGTCAGTTGGCTTGAAGCTCTGTTTTACCTCAAGGCTTTTCTGCTCCATCATAGGAGCCAACAGCGGAGTATATTCGCCTTCGCCCTCTGACGGGAAGCCCATCATCACGCGGCTTTCTTCGCGGGTCAGAACGCCTTTTTCAAAGGCCAGCACCGCCCGGTTAAACATCCGTTCTCGGTTGCCCTCCAGCGCAGAGATGCTGTCCATGTCCAGCTTAAAATCAAGCCCTTCGCCGTAGCGCGGCAGGAGCCACGCAGACAGCGCCCCCATGAATTCCTGCATCAGCGGAATAACGGTGTCAGTGTAAAGCCGCTCCTTGGCCTGCTCCAGATTGTTGAAAGTGCTGGCGTCATTGTCGATTAGCGGCAATGGAACACCGAAGGCGCTGGCAATGTACTTTGCCGTTTCTTTCATGGTGTTGGTAAAGTCCATGTCGCGTGGGCTTTTGGACAGTTCCACAAACTCCGCATCGTCTGCCAGCATCGGGATTTCACCCGCGTTGCGCTCTCCGGCAAGCGCACTTTTGAAATACTCGCGCATCCGCTGGATTGTCTCGCCACCGGGATAGCCGCCCTTGAAGCGCACCAGACCGCTTGGACGGGCGCTGTTCTTGAGCAAGGAATAGTTCCACGTTGATCCGGCATTGTGCGTGTCAGCGGATAGCGCAGCGGCCATGAGTGGCGATTGCCCGCGCCAGTAGTTGTCTGGATTGTAGGTCTTGAGGTAAAAGACCTCGCTTTGCCCGGTCACTTGGTCAACCGCAAAGTATTTTTCCGACTTGCCACGCTTATGGCAATATGCGAGCGGCAGGCCGTGCGGCCCCGGCTTAATCTCCATGTCGATAGGGTTCAGCGGCCACATCTCTGCGAACTGCCCTTCTGGCGTGCCGACAGCAAACGTCTCACCGAACAGCAGCCGATTGACCATCATTTCCGACAGCCACTGGTCATAGGCTTGCCAAGGGTTTGGCTGGTTCAGCAGGTCAAGCGCCGGGTGCTGTTCAATCAGGTTGTCGCCTTGGAACAGTTCAATGCTGATAGCCTTGCACGCCTCGACGATTTCTCGGATCGCGCGGTAGACAATGACGTTATGCTGATAGCCCTCGCGGATGTAGCTGCGCCTGTCGTTGCTGCCAGTCCATTGCACTGCGGAGCCAATTAGGAAAGCAGCGCCAGCCGGGTGCTGCTTAATTTCGGTGCGCTGATTATCGCGGGTCGTGAAGGGCCATACCATCAAAGCACTCCGAAGATTGTTCCACTTGCGCCGCCGATCATGGGTTGTAGGGCATACCTCAAGGCGTCGATGTAGTGATTATTGGCATCAACGATCTTCGGCATGATGTCCCCAGACAGGCGGTCAGTTTTATACGCATAAAGCCGGAACTCGCGGGCGGTTTCCTGGCAATCGGGGTGAATGATAACACGGTCAAGCGATTTGATAAAGGCTACACCATCCTCAATGCTGCCCGGCCATTTTTTGACCGAGGCAATGGACGGGATGCCGTGGCGCTGTAGGTAGCTGATGCTTTCGGGTCTGGCGCTGTCAGCCCTCACCGTATGCAGTGAGATCGTCGGCATTCGCCCAGTAATAAATGCAGGCGTGTCGTCTAGTTCCAACCCCACCTTTCCGGCCTCTCGCCGGATATAAAGGCAGTTGTTGTAGATGTAGCACTCGACTGCGGCGGTCGGATCTTGGGCAAAGCCGAAGTCTAGCCCGAAATATGGGCCATCCCATACAGCTTGCGGCTCGAAGTCTGCCACCTCAAATTTATTGGCGAAGACCTGCGCATCTGTCATCGTCAGGAATGCGCCGAGCCAAACGTGGTCGTAAGTGTCTGGCCTGTTGCGCTGGTCGCGCAGTCGCTCGGCTTCCAGCACGTCAGGGAACCACGGGTTGCCGTCGTAGTTGATGTGGGTCACGCAGATGTCAGGGTCTGGCGATGCCGCGAAGCGTCGGTGCGTGGCACTGTCTGGGCTTTCGGGGTTGTAGGTTATGGCAAGCTGCGAGCCTTCCTCGCGGATCGTCGGGATGAGTTTCAGCCAAGCGGTTTCGCTGACGTTCTCGGCCTCTTCAATCCAAGCGTCCAAGATCCGCGCCTTGGACTTGAGGCTGTCGAGGTTGTGGCGCAGGCCAGCGAATGCAAAGGATACGCGCCGATCAGCGGTGCGGATGTATTTTTCTCCGATGTCGAAGTCTTGGGCCAGCCACGGCAAGCCTTGGATGGCCTGCTTGATTTCTTCCAGGCTGCTTTCTTCGAGGCTGTTGAGGTGTTCCCGGCCCGCAAGGATGACGCCGCTGCGCCCATGCTCTGCGTGGTGCTTTGCGCGGATTGCGGCCCAGATTGCCGCCGCCCTTGTTTTGCCAGAGCCTCGCCCGCCCTTCAGAACGTGAAAGCGGGCGGGCGAGGCGAAGTTCTGGGCAATGGGCCGGGGAATATCAATCTTCTGCGTCGTCAACGCCAACGCCGTTGAAGATGATGGTTGTCGGCTTCTGGCTCATGCTGCCGTCGCTGCTGGTCAGGTCGATGTCCTGCTTTTCGCGCCAGCCCGCCTGCGTTTTCATCCAGAAGATCTGCGCCGCCGTGTCGCCGTTCTTTGCCTTGTTGAATAGCGCCCCACCGATTGTGGCGTTTGCCTTGGCTTTGGCTTGGTCCAGTTCCTCGCGGTAGTATTTGCGCAGGGTTTTGACGTCAATGCCGCCGATGATGTCGGCAATGACTTCTTGGCGGGTGCCGATGGTGGCGTGCAGCGACACAAGCTGGCGCGTTGCGTCGGTCGGCTTATGCGGCTTGCGTGACATTGCTCAACTCCGCGTAGGTTTTTCCGCTTTCTTCGTGCGTGACCTGCTGCCCGGTGAAGTCTTGCCAACGCTTGATGATGACGTCGCAATATTTTGGGTCAAGTTCCATCATTCGAGCGCAGCGTCCGTGCTTTTCGCAGGCGATAGCAATCGTTCCAGACCCTGCGAAACTGTCAAGGACTAGGTCGCTGCCTTTGGTGTTGTTAAGCATCTGATATTCAAATAACTCCACCGGCTTCATCGTCGGATGTTCGCCATTCCTTGTTGGCTTGTTAAATTCCATGATTGTCGTTTGCTTGCGGTCAGCGGCCCAGAGGTGCGCTGCGCCTTCCTTCCACCCGTAAAGACACGGCTCATGAATCCAATGATAATCTTGACGGCCCATAACAAGAGATGACTTTTTCCAGATCAAACATTGACGAACCTTCCAACCAGCATCAAAAGCAGCACCGCGAAAATTATATCCTTCACTGTCTGCATGCCAAATATAGAAAACTGCGCCATCTTTCATGACTGAATTAGCAGCGGTGTAAGACTCCGTCAAAAACTGTCGGAAGTCGTCATTTGACATCTCGTCATTTTCAATCGTCAACTTTTCCGAGGTGCCACCTTCATAAGCCACGTTATATGGCGGGTCAGTGAGCCACATATCGACAAGCTGGCCTTCGCATAACTTTTCAAGATGATCAATTCTGGTGCTATCCCCGCACATCAGCCGATGCCGACCCAGCAGCCACACGTCGCCCTCAACCGTCACTGGCTGCTCTGGCACTTCCGGCACGGCGTCCTCGTCGGTCAGCCCCTCGGTTGGCTCGTCGGCAGTGAGCGCGGCAATCTCGTCCAGATCAAAGCCGGTCAAGGTCAGGTCGAAGTCAACCGCGTCCAGGTCTTGCAGTTCGACCCGCAGCATCTCGTCGTCCCATCCGGCATCTAAGGCCAAGCGGTTGTCTGCAATGATGTAGGCTTTGCGCTGGGCGTCGGTCAGGTGCGCCGCTTCGATTGTCGGCACGGTTTCGAGGCCCAGCTTTTGCGCAGCCAAGATCCGGCCATGCCCAGCAATGATGCCGTTCTCGCCGTCAACGATGACCGGATTTAGGAAGCCAAATTCCTTGATGCTGGCGGCGATTTTGTCCACTTGTGCCGCGCTGTGGGTGCGGCTGTTCCTCGCATACGGCACCAGATTTGCCACTGGTGCCGGTTTATAATCGGGAAATTTCATCAAGCCTCCATCCAGATTGGCCGCTTTATTCCGGCGTGATTGTAGCCTTTTTGGCTTGCTCTTACAAATCGGCAATTGTCTCGGCGGTTGTCGATGTCCAGCAGCCCGGCAATATCAAGGCGGTTGATTGCGTTATTGATTACGATTTCTCCCAAGCGCAGCCTGCGCATTAGGTCAGAAATGCAGACGTTTTTCTGCAAGGATAGTTCTGCACGAATGATTGCGGCAAGCACCTTGGCGTCGGTGCCACTTTCGCGTTCAATCAGTTCTTCTTGAGACAGTGATTTTGTTACAAGCATCACACCACCTCGTCCAGATCAACACCAAGGCGGTCGGCCTTGTCCAGCAGCCATTCTCGGCTGGCTTGCCAATCGGGGTCGTCTGCCAACTGAGGTCGGTGGTGCAGCATCCAGAGGTATGCGTCCAGCTTGTCGCAGAAGTTGACCTGCGCCATTTCGCGGGCGGTGCAGTTGGGATCTTCAATGCCCATCATCTTTGCGCCGAGCGCCTCGACTTTCTCCAATTCCTTGGCAAGTTCTGGGTGCTGGCGTTTGATGTCGCCCGGCACGTCGCCTGCGTAGGCTTCGCCCAGATCATGGGTCAAGGCGTGGGTGATAGCGAAGACGCTTGACATCGGCCAGTAGTTCAGCAGCAGGAGCGCCACGCGGGCGCTGTGGCCGCTGATCGGGTCGTTGGTGTCGGCCAGGTCTGGGTTGCGGTGCCAGCGCCGAACAAACGTCGCCCGCCATTGGGTCATCATGGCGGTGTTGCGCATGGGGTCTGGTCGCGTTATTTTTTGAACAGTCATTGCCGGTATCCTTTCCTCTTCCGGTTTGTGATTAGGGCGAGGTCTGAGCGCTGTCACGCTCCCTCGCCCGCCAAGACTAGCCCGAATGATTTGGAACTTGCAAGCCCTGTCTGCCGATCTTGGTGGCGGTGTAGTTTAGTTCTTTTTTCCTGGCCCTAATACACACCCCCAGCAGTCACCCCCACTGAGAACAGAACGACCCACCCTGTCTGTATATCTATATAATTAAATAATATATATATATATATAATAATAATACAGTGATTTCAGGGGTTTGGCGGGCATCTTGGGGCGACTTACTTTCAAAATCCGCGCTCTTAATTTTAGTCATCCTGCGCAATGGGCCAATGGCAAGTTTGGGCTATGTTGTAAAATTCCATCCAAATTTACTCTTGATCCGGCCCCGCCAAAAAACAAAGCCCCCGACCTGGTGAGGGGTCGAGGGCTTGCATAAAGCCACCGGACGGGCTTATGGTGCGAAGTGTGAAGAACGCAGGTGATTTCTACGACATGGCATGATCCCGGTCAATCCCTGCGGTAAAAAACGACAGGAGATTGACGTGAAAGACACGTTTGACGCGGCCCAGCAATACGACGCACTAGGCTGGGCGTTGGTGGCAATACCGGCAGGCAGCAAGGCCCCCAGCACCTTTGGCTGGCAGACCAAGGCCACGCACCCGAACCACTGGAAGGCAAGCCCGACGCACAACATGGGCCTGCTGCATAGCCTAAGCGGCACTTGTGCGCTCGACATTGACGACATGGACAAAATGCGCATGATTTTTGATGCGCTGAACATTGATCTGGACAAGATACTTGCGGAGAACCCGCGCATTGTCGGCAATCCTGAGCGCGGCAAGGTGTTGTTCAAGGTGCCGGATGGGCTGGTGCTGAACACGCACAAGATAAACTGGCCGGTGCAGGGAAGCCCCAAAAAGCGGGAGGTGATCTTTGAACTGCGGGCCGGTCAGACGCAGGACGTGTTGCCGCCCAGCATCCACCCTGACACGCAGCGACCTTATGAGTGGGCCGGTGCGCCGTTTGGGGCGCTACAAGAGATACCGCCGCAGCTTCTGCATGTCTGGACCGAGTGGCCGCGCTTTGCCCCGCAGATGCAGGATGTCTGCCCTTGGAAGGTGGCCCCGGCCTTCACGCCAAAAAAGCGGGTGCGCCGGATTGAGGGTAATCAAGGCAGCGTGATTGAAGCCTACAACGACGCGCACGGCTTGCAGGATGAGATTGAGCGGGCCGGTTATGTGCGCTTTGGTAATCGCTGGCTGTCGCCCAATAGCACCAGCAAGATCCCCGGTTTTGTGCTGTTCGAAGATGGGCGCGGCTACAGCCACCACGCATCAGACCCGTTTGGCGATTTCAGCGTGGATGCGTTTGAGGTGTTTTGCCAGTTCGAACACATGGGCAACGTCAGCGCGGCGGTAAAGGCGGCGGCTGAGATATTGCAGCTTGACCAGATGCCCCGCGCCCCATCGGATGCAGAGCGCGAGGAAATGCGGCGGGAGATCGAACACGGAAAGCAGGTTGCGGCTTCAATCCTGAAAGGCTGGGGCAAGGCGAAAGATCCGGCAGACAATAAGCCCGATATTCCGCCTCACCTTTTGACGGTGCCGGGTGCGCTGGGCGACATGGTGAAATACAGCCACCAGATGGCAATCAAGGCCCAGCCGCAGTTTGACGTGCAGGCGGCGCTGGCCTTTGGGTCGGTTGTTATGGGGCGTCGGTGGGTGACAGATCAGGGCAATATGTCCAGCCTGTTTTTTTTGAACGTGGCGAAGACGGGCGAGGGCAAAGACAACGCAGCGCATGTGGTCGAAAAGGTGTTGCGCGAAGCCAATCTCGATTTGACGGGGCCTGCTGGATACACGTCAGAGGGTGGTGTCATTTCTGCGCTAAAGGCGCGGCCCTGCCATATCGCCATGATTGACGAATTTGGAATGTATCTTGAGGCCAGCCAAGGCAAAGGGTCTGCGCATCTGCGCGGTGCCAATAGCATGATGATGCAGGCATTCGGGAGACTGACCGGCACGCTGGCGACAAAAGGCTATTCGACCGGATCGCTGACAGATGGCCAGCGCAAAGGTCTTGAGGGCGCGATTGCGCACCCAGCCATCACGATGATGGGCATGACCACGCCCGACACGTTTTACGAGGCAATCAGCGGCAAGGACGTGGCAAGCGGGCTGCTGAACCGCTTCTTGATCGTGGAAAGCAAGCGGCCCCGACAACGGGCTCGGATGGCCAATCGGATGGCCTCGCCACCTTCTGCGCTGCTGGATTGGGCGGTGCGATGTGCGACGGCGCACGCGGGCGAAGGTATGCTGGCCGAGGGTAACGGATACGAATTTCCACCGGAGCCTGTCGTTGTGCCGTTCACGCAGGCGGCGCGGGATCTGCTGTGGGAATATGAAGGTGAAATCATTGATCGGCAGAACACGAAGAACAGCGCCCTTGGGTCGATGTTGGACCGCAACCGTGAAATTGCCATGCGCGTGGCGCTGATTGTGGCGGTCAGCTTGGATCAAGACGAAATCGGGGAAGAGGCCACACGTTGGGCCATTGATTACGTCGATTTTTACAGCCAGCAGACCTATCAAGCGTTTGTTGATAACCTGGCCGAAGGCGACAACGACAAGCTGCGCAAGCGGACGGCTCAGGCCATCAAGGAGGCGGGCGAAGTCGGCTTGAAAACCAGCGAACTGCTGAAAAAGGTTCCGGCGCTGGGCAACCTTGGCAAGATGCGCCGGGAAGACATATTCAGCGTCTTAGAAAGCGACTTTCCAATTGAGCGCATGTCACAGCCCCCAGCGGGCGGCATTGGCAGGCCGTCGATTGTTTTTGTTTGGAAGCGGACAAATTAGGGCTTGCATCCCTGCGCGGCATTTTTTAACGTGCCTATGTTAGTAGAGTGAAAATTAGGAGACGACGATGGATAACATCGAAGCGCTCGCCCGCGACTGGCTGGAAGCCAAGCGGGCGGAAGGGCAAGCCAACCGCCAACGCATTGCGATTGAAAAGCAGATCGCAGAGGCGCTGGACGTGCCAGGCGAGGGCAGCAAGACGCACACCCTCGACAATTTCAAGGTGACGCTGACGCAGCCTGTTACGCGCAAGCTGGACGCGGACATCTGGGATGAGGTTAAGCATCGCATTCCCGCGCACAATCATCCTGTTGTGATGAAGCCGTCTGTCGATACGACAGGCGTTAAGTGGCTGATTAAAAACGAGCCGGATACGTGGAACTGCATTGCCGCAGCATTTACAACCAAACCCGGCAAAGTCGGCGTGAAAGTGGAGGAACTTTAATGGCATACGACCTAAGCAAACTGTCCAAACCGGACGGCAACCGCCCTGTGATCTGCACCATCTTTGGTGAAGCAGGTATGGGCAAGACAACACTGGCGGCGATGTTCCCCAAGCCGGTGTTCATCCGAACCGAAGACGGCACGCAAAGCCTTGTCGGCAACGACAACGTTGCGCTGTTCCCGGTCGCGCGGTCCAGCGACGAGGTGCTGGATCAGATCGAAAGCCTCGCCACGGAAGAACACGACTTCCAAACGCTGGTGATTGACAGCATCACGCAGCTTGCAACGCTGATTGAGGGCGAGATTGTGGACGCCGACCCGAAGGCGAAAAGCATCAACCAAGCGGGCGGCGGCTATGGCGCAGGCTACAACGCGGCGGCTGACAAGCATCGCACGGTGCGCGATTGGGCGGGTGCGCTGGCCTATGATCGGGGCATGAACGTGGTTTTCATCGGCCACGCTGACACGGAAACGCTGGATCTGCCGGATGCCGATCCTTACGCGCGGTACACTGTCAGGATGCACAAAAAGAGCCTGCCGAACTACACTGACAACGTGGATCTTGTCGGCTTCATCCGGCTGGAAACATTCATGCGCGGTGGCGACGACAGCAAAAAGCGTGCGATCAGCACGGGCAAGCGTGAAATCATCTGCTTCCCGCAGGCCGCTAATGTCAGCAAGAACCGCTTCAACATCACGGAGCCACTGCCATTCAGTTTTGAGGCTGGGTTTCCGTTTGCTGAATTTGTAGCAGAGAAGGAAAATGCACAATGAACCTCAACGGATTTGACGCCAACACGGTGGACCCGCAAGAAAGCCGCGAGCCGATCCCGGCGGGCTGGTATAAATGCGCCATCACGGCCAGCGAGGAAAAGCCGACAAAGGCGATGACCGGCAGTTACTTACAGCTTGAGGTGCAGGTGATCGAAGGCGAGCATCAGGGCCGCAAGGTCTTTGATCGGCTGAACCTGAACAACCCTAACCAGACGGCGGTGGAAATTGCGCAGCGCACGCTGTCGAGCATCTGCCGGTCGGTTGGCGTGATGACGCCGCGCGAGAGCAGCGAACTGCACGACAAGCCGCTGATGGTGAAGGTCTCGGTCAAGCCATCAGATGGCACCTACGAAGCCTCAAACGAGGTGAAGGAGTACGCGGCGGCAGATAACGTGCAAGCGGCTCCTGCGGCGGCTCCTGCGGCATCTGGCGGCTCGACACCGCCTTGGAAGAGATAGCCACTCACGGCTAAGGGCAGCGCGGTGCTGCCCGCCCCCACCGGAGACCTTCGCCGGGCCGGTGGGGTTTCTATTCCGGCAAGCGCCCGCGCGGGTGTTTTCCAGAGTAGAAGAGAGGAAGGCGACATGAACCTGGAAGGACACACCCAGACTGCCGAGGTGCAGGCGATTTACGACCATTACAAGGCCAGCCGGAAGAACGACCACCGGCCTCACTTGGGCGGCAGTCAGATCGGCAACGAATGCAGCCGGGCGCTGTGGTATCAATTCCGCTGGGCATGGTCGCCTGAATTTGATGGGCGTATGTTGCGCCTGTTTGAAACTGGCGACCGCGAAGAAGATCGCGTTTTAAAGAACCTCAAGGACATCGGTCTTGAGGTCTGGGAGGTTGATCCAGAAACGGGTAAGCAGATCCACGCCAGCGCCCACGGCGGCCACTTTGGACTGAGCCTCGACGGCGTGGTGCGCGGATTGAAGGAAAGCAGCCAGCCGCATGTGTTCGAATGCAAGACGATGAACACGAAGGGCTTCAAGCAACTGAAAGCCAAGGGCGTGCAGGAATCCAAGCCGATCTATTGGGCGCAGATGCAGGTTGGCATGCACTTGTGCGATTTGGACCGCGCGCTGTTTGCGACGGTGTGCAAGGAAACAGACGAGATTTATATGGAGCGCGTGCGACTGGACAAGGCCGAAGCCGTCAAGCTGGTTGCGAAGGCCGGTCAAATCATCTTTGCCGAGGAACCGCCACGCAAGCTGAATGAAGATCCGTCATTCTACCTTTGCAAGTTTTGCAGTTATGCGCCGGTCTGTCATGGCGGCAAGCTGCCAGAGGTCAATTGCCGAACCTGCGCCCACGTCACGCCGGAGGCTGACGGGACATGGAGCTGCCGCAACGGATATGGCGAGGTTGCCGAGCAGGGCGGCTGCAATGACCACCTGTTCAATCCGTCGATGATGCCTTGGACGGTTGACGACGCGGGCAGTGATTGGGTTGATTATGTGACGCAGGACGGCGAGATTGTCAGCAACGCAGGTAACAGCCGGGCGATATTGGAAGCGGAGGAGAACGGATGACATTCACACTTAGACCATACCAGCGGGAGGCCATCGACGGCCTCTATCGCTACTGGCAGAACGACCTGGGCGACCACCCGCTGATCGTAGCCCCAACAGGCTCCGGCAAAACGGCCATAATTGCCCAGCTTGTACGGGACGCCATGTCGTTTCCTGACACGCGCGTGATGATCCTGACCCACGTCAAGGAACTGTTGGAGCAGGGCGCAGAAGGATTGCTGCGCATGTATCCCGAAGCCGACTTTGGGTTCTACAGCGCGGGCATTGGCCAGAAGCGCACCGACAAGCCGATCACGTTTGCAGGCATCCAGTCGGTCTGGGAAAAGGCCGGTGAGTTCATCCCTGCGCCGGATCTGATCCTGATTGACGAAGCGCACATGCTGCCGCGCAACGCAAACACGCGCTATGCAAAATTCATCAACGACATGCAGCAATGCAATCCGCAGGTCAAAATTGTTGGCTTGACGGCCACGCCGTATCGGCTGGACAGCGGGATGCTGCACGAAGGCAAGGATCGGCTGTTTGATGGCATCGCGCACGACATCCCCGTGGCCGACCTGATGGAACAGGGCTTCTTGTGCCCGGTCATCAGCAAGGGCGGCTTGCGGCAGATTGATTTGAGCGATGTCAAAAAGCGTGGCGGTGAATTTGTTGAGGCCGACCTGGCGCGGGCTGCGTCTGATCCTGAACTGGTCGCTGCGACGGTGGAGGAAATTGTCACCCTTGGCGCAGACCGAAACGGCTGGCTGGTGTTTTCGTCGGGCGTTGACCACGCCAATATGCTGGCCGAGGGCATCAGGGAGCACGGCCACAGCGTCGGTGTCGTGACCGGCGATCTAGGCGCGAAAGAGCGGGCGCAGATCCTGTCAGACTTCAAGGCTGGGCGGCTGCGCTGCATTGTAAACTGTAACGTGCTGACGACCGGCTTTGACGCGCCAAACGTGGACCTTGTGGCGATTGTGCGGGCGACGGCATCCACTGGCTTGTATGTGCAGATCGTCGGGCGGGGCACGCGGCTGCACCCCGGCAAGGAAAATTGCCTTGTGCTGGACTACGGCGACAACGTGGCGCGGCATGGCTTTATTGACCAGATCAAGCCCAAACGGGCGGGCGGCTTCGGTGGCGGAGAGGCACCCGTCAAGGCGTGTCCAGATTGCCAGACGTACCTGCCAACGGCGGTGCGTGTCTGCCCAGCTTGCGGCCACCAGTTCCCAGAGCCGGAGTTGAACCACGGTCAAGCGGCCTATGGCGGGGCGATGATGTCGAGCCAGGTCGAGAACGAATGGCTGGACGTGACGGGCGTTGACTATGCGCGATGGAAAAAGCGGGGCGGTGACGGCACTAATCCAGACACGCTGCGGGTGACGTACCATTGCGGCCTGACGAGCGTTAGCGAGTGGCTTTGCCCGAATCACGGCGGCTATGCGGCCAGCAAGTATCGGGCACGCAAGGCCGTGCTAGGGTCAACGGCTGACACGCTGGACGAATGCCTAGAGGAATGCGATGGTTGGAATGTGCCAGGCCGGATTTTCGTGCGACCGGAGGGCAATTTCCACAAGATCATGCAATTTGATTACAGCACGCAGCCGGTGATTGAGGTTCCCGCGCACCAGATGACGCGCGAGGACATTGATGCCATGATTGACGATATTCCGTTCTGATGACCGTCCCCACCGAACACGCCGAGCAGGTCGGCTTTGTGCAATGGTTTAGGGCTCAGTTCCCGCGCGTCTTGATATTTGCCATCCCAAACGGCGAAAAGCGGGCGATCAGCGTTGCCAAGCGGCTGAAGGCTGAAGGCGTCGTTGCTGGCGTGCCGGATCTGTACGTGCCCGAATGGGGATTGTGGATTGAAATGAAGCGCAAGACGCGCGGGCGGCTGTCGCCAGAACAAAAGGCCATGATTACCTATTTGGAAGCGATTGGGCAGACCGTGATTGTTGGCCGGGGCGCAGGCGATGCGAGCAAGGATGTGCTGGAATGGCTAAGAAGAAGGGGCGCAAGCTGACGCGGTGGAACGCCTGGCTGGATTACATCGAAGCCGAGCATCCAGAATTATACAAGGCCACGCAGGCCGAGTATGAGCGGAGCATCAACCGCCAGATCAAATCACAAAAAAAGGCCCAGCGCGGGGCTGGGCCAGTTCAGGGAGGAAAGCATGAAACTACTTGAACGAGAATAGGTGACGCGGCAGGTCTTGGTCAAGCTGGCGCTCGCAAAAATCGAACCAGCTTGCGGGGAGCATTTGCCCGCGCCGAGCGCGGAGGATGCGGTCGCGTTTGACGCGCAACCGTTCAACCATTGTCTCGACGCCGATGGCATCAACTATTTGCTCAGGTGTGTTCATGCCTTGAAATATAGCGGCAAAAAAAAACGGGTAAATCAAAAAAAAGTGCCGTTGGCCTATTGCAGTCCAAGGCCATTGGCCCTATATTTAAGTCATAGCAAAAGAGGAAAGACAGATGATCAACGCAACATTCAGCAACGGTTTCACCGACACCGACCGCGCCAAGGCGTGCAAGACCGCCGAACACAAAGCAGCTTATTACGCATTATGCGCCGAGTTGGCTGACATTGAGGCGCGTACCGGCCTGTATCTTGCTGATGAAAACGTTGATGCAGAGAATGCAATTGATGCAGGTCTTTCGTATGGGAGCGCAGATTTCTGGGAGATGATGATCCAGAATGCCGAGATGAACGCTGGTTCACGCGCTGAAGATGCGGGCCAGAACATCAACGAATTGATTGGTCGCGTAATTTACTAACCACCAAGCGGGGCTGCGGCCCCGCCAATCAAAACCAAGAGGGGAAAGACAGATGATTGCATCTGCCGTCAAGACGCCTAAAGGCTATGTACCACTGCTGCGCGGACAGCTTCGTGGCAGCGACCGCACCGGCACGCAACAAACGAAGCGGCTGCGTGGCGTGTACGCATCGCGCAAATGGGCTGTAGCAGCAGCACAAGCCCACATTGACCGGATAGCAGCAGAGCGTGGCGCATGGGCAAAGGCGCAGGGGGCAGGCGATGTGGTTTGATGCACGCGCCAAGCTGGCCGAAATCGAAGCCCCGCCCATCAAACCTAAGAGAGGAAAGACGATGAAAACACTTGCAGACAAATATCCAGAAGCCATTGAGCGCCTTGAATCGGTCGGCTTGACAGCCATTGCAACACTCTGCCATCGCCATTACCGGCAGGTGGACATGGAGCGACAGCTTGGCACTAGCACCTCCGTGTCAAAATGGCTCACAGGCGAACACCTGCCGTCACGCGTAATGGAGG